CCTTAATAAATTTTAATGCTGAAAAAATCCTAAATTGATCAGTTAATAGAGCTGCCATTTCCTAGTGACTATTGTCCTCTTGTTTATTTATGCCTATTTGGAACGAACTATTGTTGAATACTCAATTCGCTTGATTCTATATGTTGCTCCGCCATTACCAACTGCATTTTCTCCACCCAAAATTGCCTGTGCTTTAGCATTTGCACCAGTGGTATCTCCAGCAGCATTATTAAATGTTACTGTAGGATGAAGATCATAAAAACTATCTACACTCTGAATTATTCCATATCCACCATTAGTAATAGTAATAGATGAAATTTGATCTCCTGCAGATGACATAACACAAGTACCAGTTGATGTAATATCTCCTGAATCTTCAACAACCAATGTTGGTGGTGCAGTATAGTTAATACCTGGGTCTTGAATAACAAAATCAATTACTGTAGAATTATATGAAAACTCATATAGTAATCCATTAACACCCTTACTAACGTCTCCAGTATTATATGGAACAATATCTTTTAACTGTAATATTGTATTTACTGGATCCCAAGAAACAACTGTTCCTCTAACACCAGAGACAGAACCAGTAACAATTTCATTAACACCAAATGATAGATTATTTGAATTAGAAGGATCTAAATACAAATTAATTATTGCCTGATGTTCAACACCATCTGTAAGTGTTCCTGCGGAACTAATAGTTGCATACTTGAATGGAATATCTGCGTCTTTAATTTGGTCACCAACTTGGAATAGAGTTGTATTCTGACCACCAAGGGTTTCTTCAATACCATATAACGAATTAAAAATACCACCATCAAGACTAATCTGATTTTCAAAAGTCGTACCAGTATTAACCAAATCAATAATACCATCACCAGCACCATCTAGTTCATCATCATCTTCAAACTTTTTATCTATCATAAGACCAATAGGAACTGTTAAAGTAACAATACCTGGTCCTCCAAGGTCATCTAATAGAACGTGAGGATTAAATCCACCAGCAGCACTACTAGCAATACCAGCATCAAATTGTACAATAGCGTCTTCAGTAGAAGGTCTACCACCATCAATGAATGCTAATTCATCAACCTCGAATGTAACTAATAATTCTCTTGTAGATGGATCAAAATCGTAAACCTTAGCAACCTTATTAGCTGAGTTCTCAACCTTTCTTATAACTCTATCACCAACATTAAATTTATAATTTGATGTGCCATCTGGATTATTCTGACCATTATCAAGAATAACTCTTTGATCATAATTAAAGTTAAGACCTCTAGTTAATCCTGAGAATTTACCAGCAGCTTTATTTGTATATGCTATAGTTTCTTTATTAAGAATAACTTCACCAGAACCAGGATATGCATCTGTAGAATCAACATATATTGTTGTGTCTGCTGCAGCAACATCCTTAACAAGACCTGTAAGATAATTTGCACCTGAATTATATGCCTGTCTAGCACTAGTTTTACGTTTGAGGTTAACTAATTTAGTAAAGATAATTGATGGTGGATTAATATATCCAGCACCAGGATCTGTTACATTAATAGCACTAATACTTCCCTGATCTATAACAGCCTCTGCTTTTGCTCCTATACCTCCACCACCAGTAATTAAAATGTATGGAGGTTCTTCATAGTACTCACCAGCATCAACAATAGAAATGTTTTTAATTTTTCCTAAAGTATCAATAGATGCAGCACCTTGAGCACCCTGTCCACCACCACCTTCAAATATAAGAGTTGGAGGAGTTGCATATTCTCTACCACCACTAATTAACGAAAGACCAGTAACTGTTTGTACAATAGGTGTACCTGTAGCACCAGTACCTTCTCCACCTAATACTCTTGCAGTTGCAGCACCAAAATAGTTATCACCCATTTTGGTCATTGTGATATAATCAATTGTTCCAGGATTAGTTGTACTTAAGATAATTTCACCTTCTGCACCACTTGGAAAATTAGATTCTTGAGTTGGTAATAGGTCTCCTTCAAATACAGCATTACCATAAAATCTTTGTCCAATAGCATATGGATAAGATGGATTACCTGAACCATCTTCTGTTAAAAAGTATGCATATGTTCCATTTGGATATTCAGGAGTAACAGCAAATTTACCATTATATTCATCAAGAGTACCTTGATTATCCCAAATATTATCCTCAATTAAATCACCCATTACATAACCATCATTAACAGTTCTTATTCCTATTCCAGAAGAAGTATATCCAAAAAGATATAATGCTTGAGGTGCATCTACAGGAACTGTAAATCTAAACTCTCTTGTACTAGCAGCATTAAATCCAGAATTATATGCAGCATAACTTACTTCAGAACCATCTAACCAATAACTAACACCTACTCCACTATACAAATAAGTTGAATCTTGAGGGGTGCTAGATACATGCCAACCATCATCCGATGCAGATAATAATATTTGATTATTAATATTACTTGCATCATTTTGTTGGAAGATATATGTACTACCTCTCAAAAAGTTTATGAATGATAATTGAGAACCATCAAAATTGTATCCCTGACCACCAACAACAGTTACTGCATAAGTTGTAGTAGAAGGTGTATTAACCTGTGGTCTTGCACCAGCTATTTCAGACCCTGTTCTTAATCTATATCCAGATGTCTGCCTCACAACAGTACCACTAGCATCATATCCCCAAGGTCCGTAAATAGGATATCCATCAAAAGACATACCCAATATCTTAGAATGTCCATCAGAATGTTTTGAATAATCAGGACCAGCAAAATAATCAGTAATATAATAATCGTTAGTTGGTGTATGTGCTTCAACTGTAGGATCTAGAATCATATATCCTTCATGACCTTCATGACCAGACATATATCTATGATTCTTACAATAATAGTAAATACGATTAGTTTCATCCTCATTCATTATGAATAGAGGTTGCAACTCATTCTCATAGTCTGTAGATGCTGCTGCACTTGCACCTGTACTATTATAATAAAGAGTACCACCATTTAACAATCCATCTCTTGTAGTACTGAATTGCATTGGGTGGCCATCTGTATGATGAGACCCAGGTGAATTAGTAAGGTCTGATTGATCCCATTTAATTAAATAATTTCTCTGTACTTTAATATCTTCGGGAGCAAAGTAATATTGACCTGGAACAAATGCACCAAATTCTGAAGCATCATCTCCAAAATCAATATAGAAAATACCATTAGGAAAATATGTTACTGGTTCTGCAATTCTAAAACTAAATCCAGTAGAACCTAAAAGAACATCATCTTCTGTAAATGTATTTTTAAGATCTCTAAGATAAACATGTGTTATCTGACCTAAACCATTCTTTACAATCTTAGCAATTTCTCCTCTACCATTACCACCAATCTCATCAACTGTTCTTCCTATTTCAACGTCACCTAAAACTTGATCAACATTCTCAACTTGAAACATTACATTATCAAATTCTACTTTAATTTTCCAAGTAAATACCTGTTGTTTACCCCAATCAAATACACCATTCTTTAATGCAAATTCACCAATAAGTTTACTTGATTGATAATAGTATTGGTTTCCATCAACTACTGAATCATAAGCACTATTACTTTTAATATGTGTATGTTTTACCGTATCAATAGTAAACCCTGGAGGTGGATTTCCATCTGGTCCCCATTCTGGTGTATGTAAGAATGCTCCATTGGCCATTATACCAATGGTTGTATCTGGATTGATCTCTCTAGTCATCGAATCAGGTACATCCTTACCTCCTCTATAGATGTACTCTTGACTATAATTTCTATCAATTAAATAATCTTGACCACCTGGTTGCCTTTCCTGATCTATTATAGTTGGCTTAGGACTATTATCAGAGGTTAAAGTAAGTCTATCAGAGTTAGTAGCAAAAGAACCTATAGTAGGAGAATTTGGATGAGACTGCCAAATTTTATTAATGTCAAATGATGTAACTACATTAGGAGTATCTTGAGATGGAATAATCTGCAATCTTAAAGGATCGTATCCTTTACCTCTCTCTAAAACTCTAACGTGTATAATTTTACCAGAGTCCTCATCAATAATAGGATACAGTAATGCTGCCTGGTCAGGTGTACCACAACCAGTAATAGTTAACCGTGGAGGATCTGCTTGAGAATATGAATCTCCTCCGTCAACTACTCTTACTGCACGAACTCCAAAAACTTCATCAAAAATAGGTTCAATTACAGCACCACTACCAGGAACAGTTCTTGCCATATTTTATTAACCGATTACGTTGATTGTGCCATTCATGGCAGCGTGTAATGTACACTGATAATATAAAGTATTAGGTGCATCCATAGGAACTGTCCAGTAAAGAACAGCAGTTCCACTACCAGTCTGCCCATCTGTATATGGAGTACCACTTAATCCTTGACTACTCTGTATTCTAAATGGATGTGCAGATGCTTGAATAGTATTATCAAAAGCATATGTAAACCCTCTCATAACATAAAGAAGTGGGTCTGCAGTTGCAGTAGCAAATCCAGGTCCAGCAATAGTATAATCACTAGAACCACTAGCATTCACTTCCCACCATGTAAGAGGACTTCTTGTAGGAATCCAAGTAGTTCCATTATAAAATAATGAATCTCCCTGAACTAAAGAACCAACATCAGTATCAGTTAAAGCACCAAATGTTGTAGTAAGAGTTCCAGAAAAATCTATTGTTAAAGTATCATTAACAACTGTTGTAGTGATGTTTGAACCACCAGCAATAGTTAATGTGTCTGTCTGACTATTTGCTGTTGTAGTACCAGTATCACCAGCAACAGTAGCAAATAGATCAATTGAACTGACTCCAGCAGCATCATCACCTGGCTTCCATTTAGCAGCAGTGGAATCCCATTTAAGAACTTGGTTATTTGTAGGAGCAACAGTAGTTGTATCAACGTCTGCTAACAAATCAACACTAGAGTACTGTGTCGCTATTTTTGCTCTAACATCACCAACACCACCAGTAGCTATATTAATATTTACATATGGATTATCATCACCATCTACAGTAAAGAAAAATCCACCATAAGATGCTGCAGCAGGTGCAGAACCTAATGATGTAAATTCATTCTTATATCCTACTTGGGTTGGAAAATCAACAATTCCAGTCGCACCATCAAAAGTACTAGTAATACCACCATTAGATATAGTAACATCACCTGTTCCATTGGGAGCAATAGCAATGTTTCCATTAGATGAGGATATGATAGAATTTCCATTTACATCCAGTGCTGCTGTTAATGTTGTTAAATCAGACGGTAAAAATGAAGACCCATTATAGCGTAAGACTTGTCCAACAGCAGGGTTTGTGACACTAAGCTGTATGTTAGTACCATTACCTATTGCAGAATATACTTCATTAAAATTGTCGTTTATCTTGTCACCACCACCACGCAGGGTATCCCCTGTGTTGTCATTAGCTACCGTACCAAGATTTAGTGATTGCTTAGCCATT